GTAACAATACTTCAACTCGCGTTGAAGCATTGTACAATGAAGCTAACACCTCATTTGCAGGTACTGCAACTACTCACGCAGGATCAAATCCTGTTAGCGGCGCTTACACAACAGGTGCCGGCGTTGCTACAGCAACTGCTGAAGCTATGGGCACTACTGGTGGTCAAGCATTCAACGAAATGTCTTTCTCCATTGATAAGACAACAGTTACTGCGAAATCACGTGCTTTAAAGGCTGAATACACTGTTGAATTAGCACAAGACTTGAAAGCTATTCACGGTCTTGACGCTGAAGCAGAATTATCAAACATCTTGTCACAAGAATTCATGTTTGAAATTAATCGCGAAGTTATTCGTACAATTTACAAAGTTGCTAAACCAGGTTCACCTGCAACAGCATCTGCTGGTACATTTGACTTAGACGTTGACTCTAATGGACGTTGGTCTGTTGAGCGTTTCAAAGGTCTATTGTTCAACATTGAACGTGATGCTAACCACATTGCACAAGACACACGTCGTGGTAAAGGTAACTTCATCGTTTGCTCTGCAGACGTTGCAAGTGCATTAGCTATGTCAGGTGTTCTAGACTACGCTCCAGCTTTGAGCACAGGTCTAAATGTTGACGATACAGGCAATACATTCGCAGGTGTTCTAAACGGACGCTATCGTGTTTATATTGATCCGTATTCCAGCAACCTAGGTTCAGCAAGCCAGTTNTACATGGTTGGTTATAAGGGTTCTTCTCCTTATGACGCAGGTATGTTCTACTGCCCATATGTTCCTTTACAAATGGTTCGCGCAGTTGATCCTAACAGCTTCCAGCCAAAAATTGGCTTCAAGACACGTTATGGTTTAATTGCTAACCCATACGTTACATCTGCCGATGGCGTATCAGATGCAGATGCAGCATCATTCACAGCAAATCGTAACCAATATTATCGTCGTACACAAGTGTTGAACTTGATGTAATTCGATATTATCGAGTAAGCCGACAAAGATCGGTACTTCTAAAGGGGGGCTTAGGCTCCCCTTTTTTGCCTTATAAATATAATAACGGAGGAAAGAAATGTATACTGCAAATGTAAATGTAGCAAAGCAAAATTATGCAAATTCATTACCCACGACATATGATTATCTAAGACCGAATGCTTTCCGCTTTTCTGTTAAGGATATTCCCAATGTGTCTTTTACTTGCCAATCAGCTAATTTGCCGCAACTCGCATTAGGTTTTGCCGTACAGCCTACCCCGTTTACTGACATTCCACGTATCGGTGATAAACTAGACTTCGGTTCGTTTACAATTAGATTTTTGATATCGGAAGATATGTCCAATTATTTAGAATTATACAATTGGTTAGTGGCTTTAGGTTTTCCTAAAGATTATACACAGTTTGACGCGTTAATAAAGAATAGACCTAGTAGATTCCCGTTTAAAGTGAATCAACGAGGCGAATCTGAAGTTTTGGCATACTCGGATGCAACTTTAACGATTTTAGACTCGACAAATACGCCTAAAGTAAATATAATATATAAGGATATATTCCCAATCTCATTAGAAGGATTGGATTTTGATATTGCATCTGCCGGTGTGGAATATTTTACCGCAATTGCCTCTTTTAAATATACGCTATTTGAAGTGGAGCAACTTTAATTAATATGGAGATTTTATGGCTAACAACAATAAACCTGGACTGAAGAACATTCCAAAAATTCCGGTTCCTAAGTTTAACAAACCCCCAGTCGCAGCTGCGGCACCCCCTGCGGCACCCCCTGCCGCACAACCAGGTCAATTGCAAATCAATATTGATGATTTGCGTAAAGAAAGAATCTTTGTGGCAACTCCTTGTTATGGTGGTATGCTTACAGAGGCATATTTCCGTTCAATGGTTCGCACATTGACATTCTTCAATCAACATCAAATCCCATTGGCGTTTGGTACTATTGCAAATGAGTCTTTAGTTACTCGTGCTCGCAATGTGTTGGTTGCATATTTTCTTCAAAGCAATTACACTCGTTTGTTGTTTATTGATGCTGATATTGAGTTTCAAGTTGAAGATGTACTTAAATTAATTGCTCACAACAAAGAAGTTTGTGTAGGCGCATATCCTAAAAAGGGCGTCAACTGGCAACGTATTAAAGATAGCATTAATTCTAAACCCGGTCAAGATATTTCTGATAGAGATATTGCTGCCGCTGGTTCCGACTATGCGATTAACTTTAAGTTTGTTAATCGTGAGTCAAAACAAATTGCTATTGAAAATGGTGTAATTAAATTGCACGACGGAGCTACAGGCTTTATGATGATTAAGCGTGAAGCAATTGACAAGATGATTGCTGCATATCCAGAGTTAAAGTATAACAATGATTTGAATACTCCGCCAGATTTGCAAGACTTCTTCTATGCATTCTTCGACACAATGATTGATCCCAAAGACAAACGTTACTTGTCAGAAGATTATACATTCAGCAGACGTTGGCAAGATATCGGTGGCGACATTTGGCTTGATCCAACAATCTCATTGAATCACTACGGTTCATTTAATTTCCAGGGCAACCCTGCTCAGATTATTCAGATTAGCCCTCAGTAATGAAATTATCTGACCTGCAGGAAATGTGGGCAGATGATTGTAAGATTAATGAGACTAATCTTGGACATGAATCTGCTCGCACACCTTTATTACATTCTAAGTATTTGAATTTTTTAACATCTACTCGGCTTAACCTACGCAAAGCAGAGTCTGAATATCTCAACCTTCGNAGAAANAAATACAAGTATTACAGGGGAGAAATGACCCAGCTTGAATTATCAGATGAAGGTTGGACTCAATGGCAAGGTAACAAACCATTGAAAAATGAGATGGACGAATTTTTGCAGGTTGATGCAGATTTAATTTTACTACAAGACAAAGTAGAATACTTTAAAACTGTTATGTATCAATTAGAACAAATTATAAGATCCTTAAACAGTAGAACATGGGATATCAAGAATAGTATTGAATGGTCTAAGTTCACAAACGGTATGATGTAATGTCTGACAAAATAAGCGTAAGAAAAAAGAATGAAGTGTATCTGCAAGTTGATACTGAACCTTCAATTGCACAAGAACTAAATGACCATTTTTCATTTGAAGTTCCAGGAGCGAAGTTTCATCCTCTGTATAAATCTCGTATGTGGGATGGACGCGTTCGCCTTTTTTCTATGTTTACCAAAGAGCTTTATATTGGTCTAAAAGACTATTTAGAACAATTTGCAAAAGAACGCGATTACATATTTGATGATTCGCAGTATGAAAAAACTGCAGATGGTTGCACGTTGGATGAAGTAACAGAATTTGTTAAAAGTTTAAATATTGCATCTAAAGGTACACCTCTAGAAATTAGAGATTATCAGATTGAAGCAATACATAAAGCTATTAATGATGGCAGACGTTTATTGTTGTCTCCTACCGGTTCAGGTAAATCTTATATTATTTACTGTTTAATTCGCTGGCATGAGCTAAGAGGAAGACGGCAATTAATTCTTGTTCCTACTACATCACTTGTTGAACAGATGTATTCCGATTTTCAAGATTATTCTAGTATTAATAATTGGAAAACTTCTGAGCATTGTCATCGCATTTATGGTGGTCACGAAAAGTCTAATGAGTATGATGTAATTATTAGTACTTGGCAATCTATTTACAAATTGCCTAAACAATTCTTTGCAGATTTTAAAGCAGTGTATGGAGATGAAGCGCATTTATTTAAAGCTAAATCTTTAACAGGTATTTTAAATAAAATGCCGGATACTCCTTATAGAATTGGAACTACTGGTACATTAGATGGTACTCAAACGCACAAGCTAGTTCTTGAAGGAATGTTTGGTCCCGTTTATAAAGTTACAACAACTAAAAAATTAATCACAAGTAAAACGCTTGCTGATCTGCAAATTTATAATCTTGTTTTGGATTATCCAGATGAAGTAAAAAAAGCACTTAAAGGAAAAACATACCAAGAAGAAATGGACTTTATTGTTGGATATGAACCTCGTAATAAATTTATCCGAAATCTTGCAATCAAACAAACCGGCAATAGTTTAGTGTTATTCCAATATGTTGAGAAGCATGGCAAAATGCTACATGAGATGATCCAATCTAAAGCAGAAAACCGAAAAGTGTTTTTTGTTTATGGTGGAACTGATACAGAACAACGTGAGGAAATTCGTCGATTGACAGAAACCGAAAAGGATGCTATAATAGTGGCTTCATACGGAACTTTTTCTACGGGGATAAATATTAAAAACCTGCATAATATTATTTTTGCATCTCCCTCAAAATCCCGTGTTCGAAATTTACAATCTATTGGTCGTGGATTGAGAACAAGTGAAACAAAAGATAGTTGCAATCTATATGATATAGGTGATGATTTAACATGGAAGTCTAAAAAGAATTATACGTTGTTACACATGATTGAAAGAATTAAAATTTATAATGATGAGCATTTTGATTACAAACTACTAAGGATACCTATTCAATGAACGATCCGAATGTTAAAATTTTAAAATTAACAAGTGGTGAAGATATAATATGTAAAACATTCGATGAATGTAAAGACCTTAAAGGGCGTAACATATCAATTACAGATCCTGTAGTATTAAATCAGATTAGAATGCCAAGGGGCGATATGATTGTAGAATCATATATTTTATCCCCCTGGGTAGCATTAGGAAACACAGAAAGTTTTGAGATATCAACAGATCATATTATAGTTGCTGTTGATACAAAAGAAACATTAAAAGATAATTATATAAAATTCATAGATTCCAGGGCAGATCCTGAAATTTCTGAGGTTGAGGAAAAGGATTTGGAAAAAGAACAAATCCAAGAAATTGTAGATAAATTTATAAACACACTTGAAGAAGAGCATAATGAAAACAAAGAACCCCCTAAAAGACGTGGAAGAACTCTCCACTGAAATAGCTGAAGTAGTTAAGGAAGTAAAAATTCCTACTTCGTCTCACTATGTAGACAATAAAAAGTTTTTACAAGCTCTTATTGAATATAGACAAAGTGTAGTTGATGCGGCGGCCGCAGGAAAAGAACCACCTATTGTATCTAACTACATAGGTGAATGCTTTATTAAAATTGCAACACATTTATCTTATAAATCTAATTTCATTAATTATACATTTAAAGATGATATGATTTCAGATGGAATTGAAAATTGTCTAACTGCTGTTGTCAAATTTGACCCATCTAAAGGATCAAATCCTTTCGCATATTATACTCAAATTATATACTTTGCTTTTATTAGACGTATCCAAAAAGAAAAGAAGCAACAAGCTACTAAGTATAAATTGATTGAGAATATGGATATTGATTCATTAATTCTTCAAGAACATGACAACGGCGAATTTGGTAATCAGTTCTTAGATTACTTAAAACGGCAAATGGATACTATTGATATTGAAAAACGGGTAATTTCAACTCCTAAAAAGAACAAAATAATTTCGGACGATTCAAGTAATCCACTTGACTTAGATGATTAAACACTATATAATATGAGTATTGTTGAACGGAGTCATTATGGCTAAACTTAAAATTTCAGAACTATTTTATTCAATTCAGGGTGAAGGCCGCTATATGGGTGCGCCCTCTGTCTTCTTAAGAACATTTGGTTGCAATTTTACTTGCGACGGGTTCGGCATGCCAAAAGGCGAAAAAAGCGATGAACGAAATGTTATCTCGATTAAGGCCGAAAGCTTTAAAAATTATAATGACTTGCCTCTCGTACACACTGGCTGTGATTCCTATGCTAGTTGGGACCCTCGTTTTAAGCATCTTAGCCCTGTACTCGATGTTAAAGATGTTGTGGAAGCAATCGTCGATACACTCCCGTATAAAAAATGGCAAGACGAACACCTAGTTATTACTGGAGGTGAGCCTCTATTAGGTTGGCAAAAACAATATCCGGAATTACTCGGTAATGAAAAAATGATAGCATTAAAAGAATTGACATTTGAGACAAATGGAACACAACCTTTGTCTAATGAATTTAAACAATATCTTTTAAATTGGACACTAAATAATAAAGGTCGCACAAGCAAAAGAGGTTGTGATGCTTTAACATTTTCAGTTTCACCTAAACTATCGGTATCAGGTGAAAAGTGGGAAGATGCAATTTGCCCAGAAATTGTAGCAGGGTATGAATGGGTAGGATATACATATCTTAAATTTGTAATTGGATCTAAAGAAGATGCAGAAGAAGCAGAAGAGGCAGTAAATGCATATCGTAAAGCTGGTTTCTCAGGTCCTGTTTATCTTATGCCTCTCGGTGGGACTGAGCGGCTGTACTCTCTTAATAATCGCAGCGTTGCAGAGTACGCAATGCAAAAAGGTTGGAGATATTCCGACCGACTACAAATCCCATTGTTTAAAAACGCATGGGGCACTTAACTAAAAGGAAAATAATATGAGCGCACATAACGACATCGAAACAAGTTTAGCAGCATATAATGCTGAGAATGAGAAATTTAACAAAGGCAATGCAGCCGCAGGTACACGTACNCGCAAAGCATTAGCAGAGTTAGCCAAAGCAGTTAAAGCACGTCGCAATGAAATTACTGCCGAAAAAGCCGCCAGAGCAGAAGCGAAAACTAAGGCATAATTATGGTCACCCGTAAGAAGTCAGTAAGGCGTATGCGGGTGTGATCCAACAACAAAATCAAAGTAATAAATACTTATGTTACGCAACGGTAACATACTGTCAAAAATAAACCATCACAAAGGAAGGTTATCAAATGAGTTTCAATAAAACTAAATGCGATCCAGAATTGGGTCAACGAGTTCACGAACACCTAGTTAAAATGGGTGTTGAAACCCCAACAAAAAAATCATTAATTCCAGATCGTAAAGATAAGATAGCAGTTATCGAACCTTTATTTGCCAAGATCATGGAAACACTTGGCCTTGATCTTACAGATGATAGTCTAATTGAAACACCTAAGCGTGTTGCTAAAATGTATGTTAATGAAATCTTTTGGGGTCTCGATTATGATGCATTTCCAAAATGCACTACTGTAGATAATAAAATGCAGTATAACGAAATGGTATGTGAGCGCAATGTAAATGTGCAATCTAATTGCGAGCATCATTTTGTTGTTATCGATGGATTAGCAACAGTTGCTTATGTACCTAAGACTAGGGTTCTTGGTCTATCTAAGATCAATCGTATTGTAGAATATTTTAGCAAACGCCCTCAGATTCAAGAACGCTTAACAGAGCAAGTGTTTCATACTTTACAGTATATTCTTGATACTGAAGATGTTGCAGTCTTGATTGATGCTCAACATTATTGCGTAAAATCTAGAGGTGTTGAAGACACAGGTAGCTCTACAGTAACAGTTCGTTTAGGTGGTGGATTTAAAAATGATCCAGCAGTAAGAAACGAGTTNTATCAGATTGCCCGACAAGGATGTAAATGACAATTAATGTAATGGTTGACTTGGAAACAATGTCAACAAGATCACACGCAGCAATTTGTTCAATTGGTGCAGTAAAATTTGAAGGTAGTAAAATTGTAGATACATTTTATTGCACCATTGATCTTGCTAGCTGTAAAGAAGCTGGAATGCATATTTCTAAAGATACCGTTGCATGGTGGTCTAAACAAAATAAAGAAGCCTTGCGAGAATTAACAAAGAATAATATATCATTGCAAGAAGCATTGGATAAATTTGAGTTATGGTTTGGCCCTAAGAGTTTACCTATTTGGGGAAACGGTGCTGTATTTGATAACACAATTTTAGGTAATGCATACTTCATTACAGGCAGAGAACCACCTTGGAAATGCTGGGATGATCGTTGTTACCGAACTGCTAAAGCAATGTTCAATTGGATTCCAGAAGACAAACGCGAAGGTACGTATCATAATGCCTTAGATGATGCGATGCATCAAACAAAACACTTAATTAAAATTCTTGGTGAGTAATATGCGTCTTTATAAAAAGAGAGTTGCGTTTTGCATTAGCGATCAACACCTTGTTCCGCATGGTGGGATTGGACAATTTGCAAAGGGATTTGTTGAAATGGCAAATAAAATTGACTGGAAGGTTGATATTATTACGGACAAACCCACAACAAATGAGTTTGCAAAATTAGTTGAATCATTGGGCGCAAATTTAATTGCTCCGAAAAATGCCTTGTCATATAAAAATCATACCGGTACTTTTGCATTTACTGATTCAATTAACTTTGAAAAGATGATTAATTTCCGTGATGCTGTTATGAATGCTTTTCATACTAATATCTATGATATGGTAGTATGTAATTCTTTAGAGGCTATGCCCGCAGTATTGAGTTTTGATCTTAATAGTTACATTCCTGTAGTATTTTACACGCATGAAGAGAGTATGGTGTTCCGTGATACTAGAAAATTCAAAGGCGTATTCTTAGAAAGTTGTAATGAATTTTTTAACAACTTAATGAATCTTGAAAGTTGTTATATTGGCACACAATCTGCACGTAATGTAACTGAAATTAAAAATAATGGCGGAGTTGATGTAGAACATTTAAGTATGCCTATGTCTGAAAGAGAATTGCTCACAAGTGATTATTCAGAAAGAAAAGGCGTCTTATATATTGGTCGGTGGGAAGATCGTAAAAATCCAGAAGCATTTTTAAAAGTAATTAAAGAGACTGGATTGCCTGCAAAAATTATGACGAATGCTAACGGCAAGAAAAAGTTTGAAGCTCGTCTTGCAGAACTTGGTATTACCGATTATGAGATTAAAGCTAGTATTGTTGGTAAAGAAAAAGTTGACTTTATTAAATCTGCAAAGGTTCACTTTAACCCTTCACTAAGAGAAAATTACCCGTTCACATTTTTTGAATGTTTAGGTCATATGCCTTGTATTGTTATTGACAAATCTGAATGGGTAACTAATTTTGATCCTGCATATTATATTCGGTTACCGTTAAATGAAGTTGCCGAAGTATTAAAAGTAGAATATAATGCTGATCGAAAACAACGCAACCATGATGCGTTGCAGTATATCAAACATTTGGATTTTCAAACATCTGATAGATGGAAAAAATTCTTATCTAGTTACACTCAAACATCTTTGTCACGATCTGATTCTGCAAAAATTAATGATTATACCGAAATCAAATATTCAGACTTTATTAAAATCCTAAATAGATCACAATTAGCTATAGATGATGTCAAAAGTATATTGACAAATAAGTCTAAATATAATATAATTTACACAGACAACGACACATACTTATCTAAAGATCCTAATTTTATACCAAAAGAAGAAGTCACTTCTTCATTAGAAAGCCTGTTTGCATGAGAACATATGAATACGTAATTTCTGGCCCAGCATATTTGCGGCTGGGTGCAGAACAATGTAATGACCCCGATGTATTAGAAATGATGCTTGACATGATTGCTAAAGTATGTCATAAACAAAACAACCACACATTCTCATTATTGTATAATGGATTTACGGAAAAGAACTTTGGACCTAAGTTACAAAAGTTTCGTGCTTCAATTAATAATATTCATGCTGACTCTGGAGGTTTGCAGATTATTACTCGCGGTTTAAAAAATACTCCAGAAGTTAGAGAAAAAGTTTATTTGAATCAAGGTGCATATGCAGACATTGGTATGTCGTTTGATGAGATTCCTGTTAAGACAACTTCTACAAGTGGCGTATCATCTAAGATTGATACTAAGCGTAGATATGCAGACATGGATAATTTTGATGATTATGCAAGACAAACGGGCAGGAATGTAAAATCGCAAATTGAAACATTCGATAAGATGGGTAGCAAATGTAGACCATTTGTTATTATGCAGGGTTCATCGCAAGAATCATATTCACGCTGGGCAAAATTAGTACTCGAAGAAATTACTCCGGCATTGCATCATCGTATCGGTGGTCTTGCTATGGGATCGGCTGCTCTGGGTATGGGACAATTAGAAGACGTTAAACGAGCATTCTATGTTACACAGATGCCGTATACTAGACCATTTCATTTACACGTATTGGGTGTAGGTGCATTACGTCGCATTCTGCCTTATATTTGTTTTAGTCAATCTGGTCTATATGAAGGTATTGATATTTCATATGACTCTACTACACATTCCATGTCATTAGATAATGGATTGTTTTATTTTTCATTCGCTAAAAAGGCAGCAGGTTCCCCATATGGCGGCACATCTGTAAAAATGGGCAGAGAGTATTCTAACATTTATAGAACAGTTACTACAGAAATTAATGCAGTATGTGGAACAAATTATACTCCTGAAGAATACCATATCTTAATGAACCGAGGGGTCGGCGTTCATTTAGAAGCAGGCGGAAAATTTGTTGATATTATGCGAGCACGTCTTGCTTTTATTTTAACAAACGTACATAATTTTACTCACGATGTCAATGCTTTAACAGAATCGAAAGAATTGTTCTTAAAGTTCTGTAGAGAAAAAGGCTGTGAGAATGAATACGCTACATTGTTTGATGTTAAGAATCTTTCTGATTTTGAAGATTGGGAAAGAAATGTAGGAAAGTATATGGAGTCTGAACCAGTTAACACACAACCACCAGTTTCACTTGAGGATTTATTTGCATGACCGATATTATTTCAAACGAGCCAGTATTTTTTACAGATACAATTATACACAGTAAATTAATTAAAAAGAAAAGTTCTATTTGGGTTACCTTTCGTAAAGAGGGTATTCATAAATATCCCCAAGCAGCAACTGATCCTAAATTAGCAACAGGCGATTGGCTGGATGTTTCATTCTTAGGAACACCGCATAGACATATTTTTCATTTCCGCGTAGAGATGGAAGTATTTCATGATGATCGAGATGTAGAATTTATTCAGGCAAAACGCATTATGGAACGATGGTATTCTGATGGCACACTACATTTAGATTATAAGTCATGCGAAATGATGGCATGTGAGCTTTATGATAAATGTGCGGCACAATGGCCTGATAGGGATTATACTATTGAAGTATCAGAAGATGGTGAAAACGGTTGCAGAATTAGTTTTGAAAGGATAGCAGGTGAGTAAATTATATTATATGGGTTTAGAACCTTATGAAGGTCGCTATACTTTACAATTGCAACAATGGAGCGAAGCTGCATTTAAACGCAGAGGTATTGACTATGAAGTAATTCATGGTGATATTCTAGATGACTCTAAAGCAATTGTTACCGGTCAAGTGCTTGATGCACATGGGCGTAGTTATTATTCGCTGACACAAATGGCTAATCTTATTAAGAAGATGAAAGCTGGCGAAATAACATTTGAAGACACAATCTTTTTTGAAGATATGTTTACTCCCGGTATTGAGGCGCTGCCTTATATTATGGATCAAGTAAGCTACGAATATCAACCTAGAATTTTTGTTCGTTGTCTTGCACAATCTATTGACCCCGATGATTTTGTTCACGTATGGGATATGCAGAAGTGGATGGGTCTTTATGAGAAAATGACAGATCAATTTGTTACAGGTGTACTTGCATCTAACGAAGAAATGGTTGCTCATATGAAAATTGCAGGTTGGGAAGCGCCAATCTTTAATATCTCCGGACTTGCATTTGATAAAGATGAAGTTCGTAGTCGTGTAGCAAATCGTATTCCATTTAATCAGCGTAAACAACGTGTGGTATTTGCTGCAAGATTTGATCAGGAGAAACAACCTGATTTCTTTATGGATCTTATTGAAAGATATCATACAGTTAACCCGGGTGTAGAATTTGCTGTGTTATCGGGTGGACCTTTGCGTAGTAATAACGAAAAGTATTTGACTCGCGCGCGAGCATTGGAAAAGACTCATAATTTTAAAATCTATGAAAATCTTAAAAAGAATGAGTATTATGAATTGTTGGGCGATTCTCGAGTATTGTTTAATTGTGCATTGCAGGATTGGGTAAGCAACACTGCATCAGAGGCAGATGCATTAGGTACAAATTGTTTGTATCCTGCTTATAGATCTTTCCCAGAATCATTTGCTAATGATCGCGAATGTCTTTATATTCCATGGTCACAAGATGACGCAGTATTTAAATTAAATACATTGCTGGTTCAAGAGCGAGCAAATCTAGGCAAGTTGTCTGACTGGACATCTGGTACTATTGATCGTTGTTTGGATATTATGTTTGAGGATAATGCTAAATGGTATCGTAGCGGTAAGGATTATAGAGATCATGTCCCAGCAGCCAAGTACTAAATTAGTCGTTGTTACGGGTTCTGCCGGTTATATCGGCGGCCAGACTTGCATCGAATTAAAGAAACAAGGCTACGAAGTTATCGGTATTGATAACAGACACAACGATCATCTTGATGCATTTCAAGATGAGTTTCTTCAATGTGATTTTACAGACATGGATGCGTTTAGTCTATATAAAAAGGTTTATCCTGTAGCAATTATTCATTGTGCAGGCACTAGCCTTGTTGGTCCTAGTATGAAAAATCCAGGACATTACTTTCACAACAATGTATCTAAAACAAATTTGCTTTTAGATTTCGTTGCTAAACATATTCCAAAGACTAAGATTATTTTTAGTAGTAGCGCATCTGTTTACGGCATTCCTACAACAAAAACACCATTGAGGGAAAACGATAAGGTCGATCCTATTTCTCCTTATGGTCAATCTAAATTAATGGTTGAACATTTATTGGAATGGTATCATCGATGCCACAACTTAAATTTCACTGCATTTAGATATTTCAATGCATGCGGAGCTGACGATAAAGGTCAGCATGGGCAAGAACCAAATGCAACACATATCTTTGCCAAACTATTTGAAGCAGTCAAACATAATACATCATTCACTTTAAATGGTGCAGACTATGATACGCCCGACGGAACTTGTATTAGAGATTATATTCATGTTCAAGATATTGCACTTGCACACATAAAAGCTATTGACAATTCTATTCAAGGCATATATAATTTAGGGATGCTTCAGGGGCATTCTAATCTACAAATTCAAATGCTTGTAGAAAAAATTACCAATAAAGAAATTGTAACATTTATTAATAAACGACGCGATGGAGATCCTCCATCGTTAGTTGCTGATAGTACAATGTTTAAACGTCTTGCAGATTGGACACCTGTATATGATATGTCTGATATTTTATCATCTTTAAACACATGGTATAATTCTCAAACATATGAGGCTTTAACAAACCAGCGGTCTTACCCGAACATTCATCCCGCTTTATAAATTCTGCATGTCGTCAAACTTACTTAAAGAGGCAAGAGATGGCAAATAAAAAATTCTTCTCAACAAAAACATATAGACAAATAGGTCCGGTTGCATATCGGCAATGGCGTGCAGATTCACATTGTAATTTGATTCATGGTTATGCCATGAGTTTTCATTTCGAATTTGAAGCAGATACATTGGATGCTCGTAATTGGGTAACTGATTTTGGTGGGCTACGACCACTTAAAGACAAGCTAGAAGAATGGTTTGACCACACTCTGCTAGTTGCACAAGATGATCCAATGCGCGAACATCTATTGGAATTGGGTAGATTAAAACTAGCTAAGATCACAGAAGTAGAGCGTACAGGGTGTGAAGGTTTATCTGACTTCTTATATGAATATATTAACACAATCTTTTTGCCAAATTGCGGCAGCGAAGAAGCTAAAAGAGTTTGGTGCTGCCGAGTAGAAGTTCGCGAGACTGATTCTAATATGGCAGGCCGTTCTGGTCATAGAGAAGACAACGAATTTAATTAATACATGAAACTTTGTTTATTGGGCGATACTCATTTTGGTGTTAGGAATGATTCTAAAGCATTCCATGCATATTATGAGAAATTTTATAGCGAGATTCTTTTTCCATATCTAGAACAAAACAATATAAAAACTATATTGCAACTAGGTGATCTATTTGATAGAAGAAAATATATTAACTTTATGTCTCTTGCTGAGGCACGACGATATTTCTTTGATGTGATAGTTGAAAAGAAAATGGATCTAATTGCCTTAATTGGCAATCACGATATATTCTGGAAAGAAAGCCTAAAAGTAAATTCTCCAGATTTGTTATTACAAGATTACGATAACATTACTATCATTCAAGAACCTACAACGTTAAAATTTGACAATGCTCAAATGGACATTATTCCTTGGATCTGTAAAGAAAATGAAAATGACATTGCAGACTTTATAACTAAATCCGCATCCGATTTTTGTGCCGGTCATTTTGAGCTATCAGGATTTCAAATGATGAAAGGTATTGATAGTCATGATGGTATGGATCGAGCAATGCTGAAAACCTATAATACTGTTTTCAGTGGACATTATCATACTAGGTCGCACGAAGATAACATCGTATATTTGGGTACTCCATACGAACTGGCTTGGAACGATGAAGGCGATCCTAAAGGATTTTACATCTTCGATACTGATACTGGTTTGTTTGATTTTATTCAGAATCCGTTTAATATGTTTATTAAACATTACTATGACGATGAAAAGACAGATCCTAATCTAATTGACAAGTCAATATTTACTAACAAGTATGTTAAACTCGTAGTAGTTAACAAAAAAGATATTTTAAAATTCGATAAATTTGTAGAAGCTATTTATACAAACAATCCTATAGAATTAAAAATTATAGAAGACTTTTCAGAGTTTGAAGCTAGTGCATTGGATGATTCAATTGATCTAGAAGATACTATGACATTGTTATCTGATTATGTAGATAGCGTTGAAACAGATTCTGACAAAGAGCGGTTAAAGACTTTGCTAAAGACTTTATATGTAGAAGCACAACATTATAATGAAGCATGATAAAATTTAAGAAAATACGTTGGAAAAACTTCTTATCAACCGGCGGACAATTTACTGAAATAGATTTTACTAAATCCTCATCTACTTTAATTGTGGGCGAAAACGGTGCAGGCAAAAGCACTATTTTAGATGCAATTTGTTTTGTACTTTTTAATAAACCATTTAGGAATATTAACAAACCGCAGTTAATGAATACTATCAACGGCAAGTTACTTGTTGTTGAGGTTGAATTTTCTATCGGTAACAAAGATTATAGAATTGTGCGAGGAATGAAACCTGGCATATTTGAAATCTATTGCAATGACGTATTATTGAATCAAGATGCTGCCGCAAGAGACTATCAAAAGTATCTTGAAGAAAGTATTTTAAAATTAAATTACAAATCATTCACTCAGATTGTTATATTAGGATCTGCATCATTTACTCCCTTTATGCAATTAGCATTGGGATCGAGACGTGAAATTATTGAGGATATTTTAGACATTCAAATTTTCACAGTTATGAATGCAGTATTAAAAGATAAAACAACTGAAATAAAAGCTCGTATAACAGAGATTGAAAATGATATTACCTTAGGTAAAAATAAGGTCAAGTTGCATCAACAATATATTGCAACCCTCGAAAACGACAAACAAAAGAAAGTTGAAGATGTACAAAAGCGCATACTTGAATCGAATGCTGAGATATCACAACTTAATGCAGGAATGCTGGTCGAGCAAGAAAAAGAAACGAGTTGTAAATCCTCTATATCTGACGCCGATGAGAAGCGTAACAAGCGTACGGAGATGGGAGCGTTGCTTAGAAAGCTTTCCGAAAGAATTACTAATCAAGAAACAAGCATACAATTTTACCACGACCACGATGTTTGTCCAACGTGTAGCCAGGATCTTGACGAACATCTCAAAGGATCCGCAATCGAACTTCATACACATAAACGTGAAGAAGTGCAATCTGCGATTGAAGCCCTTGGCTTGCAACTTGAAGGTGTTGAAACTAGACTTAATGAGATTGATGCGATCGAAAAGAAAATCTCTGAATATACAAGCAACATCATTAGATACCAATCAAAGATCATCGCATCTCAAACATACATTCAAAAGCTACAGGCGGACCTGGCAGTCAACAATAATGATACGGCAAACATTGAAGATGAAACGAGGAAACTTAAAAACTTGGCCAAGGAAGTGGTCGCACTTGCAGGGGAAAAAAGTAAATTATCAGAAGATAAGCATTATTTAGATATTGCAAGTGTATTGCTAAAAGATACCGGCATTAAAACAAAGATCATTCGTCAATACTTACCTGCAATAAATAAATTAGTAAATAAGTATCTGGCGGCAATGGATTTCTTTGTTCACTTTGAATTGGATGAATCTTTTAATGAAGTAATTAAATCTAGACACAGAGACGAGTTTAGTTATGCTTCATTTAGTGAAGGCGAAAAACAAAGAATAGATTTAGCGTTATTGTTTACTTGGCGAACAATTGCCAAGATGAAAAATAGTGCAAGTACAAATTTACTATTATTAGATGAAGTATTTGATTCTTCATTAGACACAAATGGCACAGACTATGTAATGAATTTATTAAATACAATTGGTGAAGATACAAACGTATTTGTAATTTCGCATAAAGGCGATCAACTACTAGATAAATTTAAGTCTGTAATTAAGTTTCAAAAGTATCAAAATTTTAGTAGAATATCATGATTATATTAAGAAAAGACAAATTAAATTTAGTTGAACCCGATAATGAGGTAATGCGTGCTCCCCCTGCGCTTTATGATTTTACCAATGAAGGTGAAAGCGCGCCTGGCATTTCTACTGTTTTATTTGAAAGAATGAAACAACTAGGTGGTGTAGGTTTGAGTGCAAATCAAGTAGGGTTAGACCTGCGAGTATTTGTAATGGGATTAGGTGAAACTAAAATTGCAGTATTTAATCCCGAGATAATAGAATATAGTGATATTGAAGAATTATTTAATGAAGGTTGTTTATCTTATCCTGGCATTGTGTTAGGTATTAAAAGACCAATTAAAATTAAAGCTACATATCAGAATGAAACGGGGCAGATAATTGAGCAAGAGTTTAATGGATTAACTGCTAGAATATTCCAACATGAATATGACCATATGAATGGTACTGATTATACCGACCGAGTTTCTAAATTTAAATTAGATTATGCTAAAAAGAAATTCGAAAATAAGCGTAAAAAGATAATTAAAAAATACGCAGTTAAAACAATGATAGAGGCACTAAATGTCAATAAAGATTCCGACTGAATATGATAATGGTTTTGATTTTGGATTTACAGCTGTAGATTCAGAAGAGTCTATTGTAGAAAAACCAGTAGTTAAAACTCAAGATATAGTTGATTCTGTATCTGTTGAATTAACATTATTAAAAGATAAATTAGATTCCGTATATAATAAAATTGATTCAATGGAAGAGATAATCAAAGCGGGAGCTGGTTCTAATTTTGATATTGATAGTTATAAGGTTTTGGTTGATAAAGATTCTAATGAGAAACTTAAAAAGGTTGAGGCATTAATACTGCCATTATTAGCTAATTTATTAAAAAATCCGGATAAAGATTATATTAAATGGCCTAATAGAACTCCGATTATCGAAGCACAAATCCAAAAAATACTTTCGATTACTCGTCCAAACTAGCAAAATTTCTGTTGACTTCTACCCCGAAAGATGTTATAATAGTCTTATAGACAGGAGATCTTATGACACTAGCAAATTCAAAGTCAACGCTTGCCAAACTTCTAGCTCAAGAAAATCTTTCGGTTGAGCACCGCAATGTAAGCACTGCTTATTTTGATCCCAAGAACAGAGTTCTTGTTCTCCCCATCTGGAAAGAAATGTCCACTGAACTTTATGACTTGCTTGTAGGTCATGAAGTAGGTCATGCATGGGAAACCCCCGCCGAAGGCTGGCACACAGCCGTCACATCACATCCAAAAGGTTTTAAATCATATCTTAATGTGATCGAAGATGCACGTATCGAGAAAGCTATTAAATCTCGATACCCTGGTCTTCGTTCTGCTTTTTACAAGGCATACAAAGAACTGATTGAAAAAGACTTCTTTGGTATTGCAGATGTGGATATTAATGGCTTGGCATTGATAGACCGAATTAATCTGCACTATAAGGTTGGTCCTTTTATGAATGTTCATTTCTCATCCGATGAACAAGCAATTTTAACTGACATTGATAATGCATCGCACTGGGATGATGTTCTTAGAATTGCCAAAAGTCTTTATGAGCTTCGCAAAGAAGAAATGCAAACAAACTCGTTTGACGATTTTGAATATGAACCAGGGGAAGATGGTGAAGATGGTGAAGACGAAGGTGGCGATTATGATATTGATTCTGAATATGATTCAGACTTTTCAGATGAAGATGAGGATGGTGACGAGGACTTAGATTCAAAGAGAAAACAATATCGTGGAATGACTAGGGATATTGACCCAGAATCATTCACAGACAAAGTATTCCGTCAAAAAGAAGAAACCCTTATTTCTGACGAAATCCGACCATACTGTTATGTCAATTTACCATTAGTAAATACTAAAGATTTTATTGTATCCTATAAAAAAGTATACGAACAATCTGCTTGGACCTCAGTTGATAATTATCAAACCTTTGTTAAAGAACAGGTTGCCAATGCAACGTATGACATGACATTGAAAGAAGGCGACGCATTTAATCCAACTACACTATTATCAGAATACAAAGAAACAAATTCAAGATTCATTCAATATCTTGTTAAAGAATTTGAATTGAAACGAAATGCTGCGCAATTTGCCAGAGCAAGTGTGTCTAAGACAGGTGAGTTGGATGTTGAAAAAGTATTCGCATATAAATTCAAAGAAGATCTTTTCAAGCGTGTTACTAAAATTCCATTCGGCAAGAATCACGGCATGGTAATGTTCGTTGATTGGTCGGGTTCAATGACAAACAACATTACATCTACAATTGAACAAACTTTGATTCTTGCAGATTTTTGTCGCAAGGTTAATATTCCTTTTGAAGTTTATGCGTTTACAAACTGCGATGCAGGATTTGAATCTCATTTAGGTTTTNCTAAAAATGCTAAAATTCGGTATTCCCGCAGATCGAAAGATCTTTGCTTAGAAGACAGAAGTTTCCGTTTGTTGCAGTTATTATCTAATACTATGGATAGCAAACAATATCGTACAGCTCAAACACGTCTGCTTCAATATGGTAAAGTGTATGAATATTATCTTAAAGATAGATATAACCATACAGACGCATCAATTGCAAGATTTCGTGAACGCCAATTACCTCTTGAATTGCGTTTAGCAGGTACCCCGTTGAATGAAGCATTGGTTCTTGCTAATTATATCATTCCAGAATTTAAGACAGCTTATCGATTAGATGTAGTAAACACTATTTTCCTAACAGATGGCGAAGCTAACGATACCGATATGCTAGTTGTGATTGACGAAAAAAATGGCGAACAGAGATCTTATGGTCGTATGATATCTTCCGAATATAATGCAAGCAAGCATAAAGGTTATAATCTTATTATAACTGATAAAGAAACAGGTAAAGTTGGTTATGCAAAACCCCGTGAACATATGACTACTGCTTTACTTCGTTTGTTGAAAGAACGCACAGGTACAAATTTAGTTGGATATTATATTAGTTCATATACTAGCAGAAATGGTATTAAAGGATTCCTCGGTACTGCAGGTCAGCCTACTGAGAATGTGGATTCGATTTATACATTTATGCGAAAGAATAAATTTTACGATCTAAAAGATGCAGGATATGACAAGTATTTTTTGGTAAATAATAAAGATTTGATTGTAGAAAATTCCGAATTATCTGTTGAAAAAGATTCGTCCAAAAAGGATATTATGAAAGCTTTTATTACAAATCAAAAGAAAAAGCTAATTAATCGTGTGCTTTTGAACAAATTTATTGCAGAAATTGCTTGACACCGAAACCAAAAGGTGTTATAATTAATTATGATTAACCGTGAGACTACTTTATTATGAAATCTACTGACATTCAAAAGAAACAAATTGTATCTGATCTGATTCAAGCATTTGGTAAAACCGCTGCTAGAAAAGATGTTATTGCTTTTATCAAGCAAAAAGACATTACTATGCCTAACTGGTTGATCAACGGTGAGGCATATCGAGCAGGCCGTGGTATTATTAATCTTGATGCATTTGGAACAGATAAAATGAATAACATTCCNCATACTCCAGTAACAGCTTCTCCTGTAGAAATGCCTGCAATGCAAGCTCAAGTTGTTCAATTGCGTCAACGCAAACTAGTAACAGAGGTTGACAACCTAATTCCAAATAAAGACGCAACATATGTGCCGTTTGGTTTTTATAAAGATCTAGAATCTATTGTAAAATCTAAAGCATTTTATCCATTGTTTATTACTGGTCTTACTGGTAACGGTAAAACTACAATGGTAGAACAAGTATGTGCTAAATTAAAACGTGAATGTATTCGTGTCAATGTTTCTATTGAAACCGATGAGGATGACCTTGTAGGTGGTTCTACTTTGATTGACGGCAATGTTACATTCCGTGAAGGTCCAGTTATTACAGCAATGAAGCGTGGCGCAGTTCTTTTGATTGACGAAATTGATCGTGGTTCAAATAAGTTGATGTGTATTCAGGGTATCCTTGAAGGCAAGTCATACTTTAATAAAAAGAACGGTGAAGTAATTTATCCGGCCGAAGGCTTTAATGTTATT